CGTCCGTCAGCCAGTGATACTCGATCATGTCCTCGCTCACGATGTAGCAAGGCAGCACCGCCGTCCCGCTGCCCGGCGTGCCGGTATAACCCAGCGACCATTCCGGAATCAGAGGCAGCTCTCCGGCCTGCGTCGACAACGTCTTCACCCGCAGCCCGCCCTGGATCTCCGCCGTCGACAGCACCACGTTGTACGCTGACTTCATTTCCCGGTCGATCAGGTCCAGCAGCACCGGGTTGGCGTAAATCGCCGTCGGTCGCACCTCATATGACGAGTTCGCCACCATCTGCGCGATCACGCCCTTCAGTTCATCCACGATCGAGTCCCCCACATGGATCGTGTAGCTGTTGCCGCCCCCCGAAATCTGCCCGATCACCCCGAAATACTGGCTGGTCGTCGGAGCGCTCAGCGACGTGTCGTTGCCGTTCCACAAGGCCACATCGTGCGTCCGCATCAGCCCTTCCACCGCGTCCGCCAGGTCTTTCGCCTGCAGAAACGCAAACTGGCTCTGCTGCGCCCCCACTTCGATGTCGAACAGGTTGTAGTTGATCTGCGACACCAGCGCCTTCAGCGGCACGCTGCGCTCCACCCGCGTCGGCGTTGCCACCGTCGCCACGATGTTCCGCGGATCCACAAACCCCGCCGCCGCCGTCGGCGAGGCAATCGCCGTCTGCTCGAAGAACCGCGACGGATGCCCCGTCGCCGGCACCTGCCGGATCCGCTGCCCGAACACCCCGCGCCGCCGCACGATGTCCGTAATCTCTGTCTGATACCGGTTGACCTCCACCGCGCCCGGCCCCATAAAATCCGCTGCCGCATGCAGATCAAGAAATTGTGCTTTCATGTCCTCTCCTCTTTTAAATTTGCTTCCCTTGCCACTCCGACGAATTCTTCCCCGCTCTAGGCCGCTTTGAAAAACTTCCCATTCTGAGCGCAGCGAAAGCCCGCTCCGAGCTTGCCAACCGGGACCTGTTTCCCCTGCGAACTCCACCCCTTCTCTGCGCCCCCTGCATTCTGACAACTGGCCGGCCGCTGACCCGGTCGCAGATCGCCCGGCTCCCCAATCAAAAAGGGCGCGGCTTTGACCCCGCGCCCCACCATCAGGACGTCCCCGGCTATAAACTCACTCGATCAGCCCCGCTCGCGCCATCTCCGCCTTCACCGCAATCCGCTGCTCGACCGTCAGCGGCTGCAGCGTCTTTTCGATGGTTGCCGCCTCCAAGCGCTCTCTGCTCTCTCCATCAAACTTCCCGATCAGCGCCGACACGGCCGGCGACAGCGTCTTCCGCGCCAGCCGCGCGGCCTGCGCCTTCAGCTCCGCGTTCGCCTTCTCCAGCTCCGCCACTCGCTCTCGAACAACAGGCGCTCCGTCCGCGGCTTCCCCCGCCTCGGCCCCCTCCCCCGAACTCTGCTCTTCCACCGCCGCCACAATCCGGTCCACTTTCGCGTTCAACGCATCTTGCTGCGCATCGATCCGTTGCAGCACCCGGTCCAATGCTTCAGCCGCGGTAGCCAGCCGCTCCGCCGCCGCCATCATCTGCTGTGTCATCTCTTCGCTCATCCACTCCTCCTTGATTTCGTCTTTGAATTGACCCGGCGACTCAATCGCCCATTACCCGCATCGCGAACCACCGAAGGCCGGCTCCTGACGACGCTCCTACTCTCCCAACTCAATCCACGTCTCTCCATATGCCGCCTTGTCCCGTCGCAAGATCGCCGCTCCCGTGAACGTCACTCTGGTCAGCGTCCACACGCTCGCATTCATGTCCGCCACCCGCGCATCCGCCACTTCATACGACATCCCCAGTTGCGGCGCCCCCGGCGTCTCCCCGGTCCACCGCCCATGTCGCCGGCCCGCTCGCCCCAGCTCTCTCACGATCTCCGGAAAGTCCTTCGCGAACACATACCCCGACAACTCCAGCCTCCGCCCCACGATCTCGGCCCGCGTGATCACCCCGACCTTCCGCCGCACGTCATGCCGGTCGAGCCCTGGCGCATAGTCCAATGCCATCCCCAGCAGCGACGGCAACGCCGCCTCCGCCGCCGCCCGCGTCAGCACGACCCGGTGCCCGCGCGCTCCCGACGGCGCCCGGTCCGATGCCACGTCGATCAGCGTCAATACTCCCCGGAACGGCTCCCGGTTCGGGTGCCCATCCACCGCCGGCATCTCTATCGCCATGCTTTCCAGTTCCACTGTCTCCATCTGTCTCCCCTGTCCCCATTCCACCCTGTTGCCGTCCTGAGTGAACTGAGGCGTAGCCGAACATCGTCGAGGCCCGCACTGAGCGGAGTCGAAGCGGACTCGGTGTTCCTCTGCGCCCTCTGCCGCCCTTCTCCGCGCCCTCTGCGGCGTAAGACTTTCTTCGCGCCCTTTGCGGTGAAACGCCCTTTCACTCACACCTTTCAGATTGCCGATGATAGGTTCGAAATCTCTCCCAGCCCCCGCATCCGCCGCACTTCATTCACCGTCATCACTCCGCTCCTCAGCAGGATCTCGTCAATCTGCGCCTGCTCCAGTTCGTTCCGCGCATCCAGTTCCGTGAACACGAACTCGAGGTCGTGCCACCCCAACCGTTTCCCGATCGCGTCCCGCGTCAGGTGCTCCGCCAGCAGCCGCGCCGTTGGCACAATCGCGTGCTGAAACGCCACATCATTCATCTCCGCCGCCGTCGAACGGTTCACGTCCCGCTCCACTCCCAGGTACTGCGGAGGCAGGTCAAACGCATCCGCCATCACCCGCAGCAGGAACTCCTGCCACGCCAGCCGCAAGTCCGCATCCGTCCCCCCGCCAAACCGCAACACCTCCGGCTTGTTCTCCACCGACAGGATCGGCACCTTCCCCGTTCCTTCGATCTCGTCTTGCCACCAGCGGATCAGCCGCTCGTGATGCGCCGGGCTCAGGTCCTTCAGCCACAGCGCATACTGCACCACGGTGTTCGATGCCAGCCGCGACGCATACCGGTGCGCGCTCAGAAACGCGTTGATCGTCTCAAACGCCACCTCCAGCCGCCCCAGCCCAAATGGAGTGTGCGTCCGTGCGTTCAGCCGGATGTAAATCAGCTCTTCATCCTTCAGCTCGATCTGCCCCCCCGGCCCGAACTGCCCCGTCGCCTGGACATACCGCACCGAGCCTGCCTGCCCGTCCCAGTCCGCCTTCATCCGGATCGTCGCCCCATCCACCGGCCACAACACCAGCGGCTTCTCCGCGTCGCCCGACTCCTGTACTTCAATCGCTCCGAACCCGCCCACAATCACGTCCTCCAGCACCTGCTCCGCCAGCGACCGGAACGAATCGTCCGGGTTCGGCTGCTCGAAGTTGTCGGTCAGCACCCGCACCCGCCCCGCCCCCTCCGGCACCTGCTCCAGCACCCGCCCCCGCTTCGCCTGCACCCGCCACTTCATCCCCGCGATCCGGTCCTTGATCGTGTTGATCGCCTTCCGCGCCACCGGAGTCTCCGCAAACCGCCGCAAGTTCGCTGGCGTCGGCTTCGGCATCGCCTGCCCCCACGCCGCCCCTCCTCGCCCATACCCGAATGCCTGCAGGATCGACGGCAGGGCCACTGTCCTCCGCTTCTCCGGAGAATTCGATGACCCCTCTCCCGCCGCCGGCCCCATCGCCCACAGCGATGACGCCTCCACCGCCATGGCTTCCCCCAAAGACACTCCTGCGATCCGGCGCAACGCGCCGCGTACCTTTTCTCGAATGTTCATGTTTTCCCGTAGCGCCGGCGTCCGCCGGCAGGTTGTGTGTGTTCGCGGACACTCTTGCCCGCGTTATGTCGCGCGGGCGCCCTCGCCCGCGAATCTACTGCCTAGTCGATCCTGCGTGTGCTTGTCATCCTGAGCGAAGCGAAGGACCTGCTGTTTCCTGCGGTCGCGCTCTGCACTTTGAGATCTTCCCCGGGTGCCCCACCCTTCCCGCGCCTCTTGCGGGCGGGTGCGCGCTTCCCCAAAGCCCACCTACCCCATCAACTCCTGCCTCGCCACCGCCGCCAGCCCCGGCATCTCGCTCACCACTGCCACCCCAATCCGGCTCCGCTCCATCAGCCCCAGCGCAAACACAATCCCCTCATCGCTCCGGTCCAGCGAATCTTCCACCACCGCCGTCAACGAGGTCTCTGCCTTCTCCTCCCGCGCAATTCCCGCCGCCAGCTCCGGATAGCTGAACGCCAGCACCTTCGCCGCGTCCACGTCCGCGCTCAGCGCCACCGCCTGGAACAGCTTGATCACCCCATCGGGCCGATACCCGCAGTCAATCTTCAGCGGGTCCCCCGCATGCGTATACTTCGACGCCGCAATCTCCTTCCGCATCAGCTCCCACACGCCCTCTCGCTCAAACGCCCCGCGCATCGCCGCCACAATCCTCTGCCGCCCGCTGGGCGCCCGTTTCCCCGCCCGCGCCGGCGCCCCCCCCAGATACATCTTCGCCAGAGACTCCAGCTCCTCTGCCGGCTCCTCCCCCAGGCACCCCTTCGCCGCCGAGATCTGGATCCCGTTCGAGCACAAATCCTGCAGGCGATCCAAAATGTCCGCGCGCCCCGCCGCATCCTTCAACCGCATCCGGATGTCTCGCTCCAATGCCTGCAACCACTCCACGTCTGCCCCCGGATCCAGGCACCATACCCGCCGCCAGTCCCGCGTGAAGCGGACCTCCGCAAATCCCGCGTCCGCTCCCTCCCCCACCAGCACCACCCCCACATTCACAAACTCATCCTTCACCGCGTCCGGCACATACCGCAGCAGGAAAAACTCCAGCTCGTGTTTGTCAGCACCCGCCATCAGCGCTCAGCTCTCAATCGTCAGCTCCCAACCCGCCCGCCTCTCAACATCTGACGCTCGGCTCTTGTTCGACCCTGTCCTGCCGGCGGAATGAGCCGCAAGCCGACCACAGTCGAGGGACTCCCTGTTCTTCAAGACCGCCGCAACCCTCCACGGCAATCCTGTTCACCGAACCTCGCACTTTGCGCGCTTTTTGCGCTCTGCGTTCTAAGATTCTCTTCGCGTCCTTTGCGCTTTCTCTTCGCGCCCTCTGCGGTTACAGGCTCTTGTTCCTCGGTCCTGCCGCCTCCACTCGCTCATGCGTCCTCCCGCCACCGCGGAAACGGCCTCCGTGCCGAAGCCCGAAATCCCAAAATCAATTCCCGCACCAGTGCCCGCCTCTCAATCAACTTCTTGACCAGCGACTCCAGTTCATCCCACTCGCCGCAGTACCAATCCGGCGGAATCTCCCCCGCCGCCGCCCAGATCGCATCTTCCTCCATCCCCTCAATCCGCGACAGCCACGGCTCAAACGACTCCCATCCCGTCACCGTCTCATACACTTCATTCCGCGCATACACCCCGCGCAGCGGATAATCCGGAAATGACCACTCCCCCGCATTGAAGCAATACCCCTGGTCAATGAACGTCGCCGTATACTTCTTCTCCCGTCCCTTCCGCCAGAACGCCGCCTGCCGTCCGTTCGCGTTGCATGTCCACTTGTCCATCGCCAGCATCCCGGCAAACGTCTCCAGGTTCCTCACCCGCTCCATCATCTCCGTCGGCAGGTAATCAAATACCTGTCCCTCATAGGGAGGACTCACCACGTACCTCGACCCGAACTGCAAACCCGCCTGGCACGGTATCACCTGGTGCGCCAGCTGAATGTTCAGCTCCGGCGTGTGCGATACCAGCCAATCCCCCACCTCAACCACTTCCGTCACCGGAACCGGCAGCCCCGCCCGTTCCGCCAGCCGCGTCGCCAGAAACTCATTCGCCAGCACCCGCAAGTGCTGCGGATTGTTCCGGAACTTCACCACGTAGTAGTGCCCGTCGTCGCAGTACATCAAGTGTCCCTGCGCTCCCCCCCTCATCCGCCGCACGTGTTGGCAAGCCGTAATCATTCACAGCGCCGCCTGCCGGAAGGCACCCCTGCCCCTCTCCCTCATCTCGCTCCTCCCGAGCGAACTGAGGCGCCAGCCGAACGAAGTCGAGCGACCTTAGTGTTCCTCAAGACCTCACTACGGATGTCTCCAGGTCGGGGTGCCCCGCCCTTCCCGCGCCTCTTGCGGCCAGGACTCTCAGATTCTTCGCGCCCAGCCTACAAATTAGAAATTCCCGATCCCGCCCTCAGTGACCTCCCGCACGCCCAGGTGTTCAACCTGAACATCCGCCCGCACCACCCATCACAGACTTTCTCGACGTCCCGCCCCTCCCGGGATCCCCGATGCTTGGTCACCCTGAGCCAGGAAAAGAATTCCTCTTCCGGGGCGGACCGAAGGACCTGCTTTCCCTCCGCGCTCTCCACCGACGTTGACCCGGGTGCCCACCCTTCCCGCGTTCTTTGCGGAAGGGGGGGCCTTCCAACTCATCACAAACTCACCAGTTCCATCTCCCGCTCCGCGCCCTCCCAGGTCCCCGCTCGCCGCACCGCATACGCCACCGCCATCGCCATCACCGCATCGTCATGTGCCCCCGCGGCCGCTCCCGTGCTCCCGTCCGCATGTCGCACGAACGTCCGGCACTCCCCCAGGAACAACCGGCTGTGAAACAGTCTCGGCGCTGTCCTCAGCACCGCCCCCAGGTTCTCGATCATCGACGGCCGGTTCACCGCCGAAGTCAGCCATCCCTCCTGGTGCCCCTCCCTGTATAGGTTCCCGAATCCTTCGTGCCGCAGGTTCGCCAGCACCGCATGTCCGTGATTGTTCCGCTCCACCGCCACCAGCGCCCCGTTGTACTCCCGGGCCACTTGCGCCACCAGCCGCGCCAGCTCCGCCGGAGGAAAGTGCCCATGCAATTCCGCGCACTGCATCCCGGTCTCCCGGTCGATCACTTCCGCGCACGAGTAGTCCCCGTCGCACCCGCCCCCCGCCGGATCCACCCCCACGATGTACCTCTTCTCGCCCTGCGCCGGAAACCACACCGCCAGTCGCCCATTGTCCCTCGTCGTCAGCGGTTCGCCGCACCCCTGCAGCGCTTCGTCGATCGCCTCCATGTCGAACACGCTCTCCCCTGACGCCCGAAAGCACGCCACCGGGTCCTCCGCGAATTCCTGCGCCGTCAACCCGCGCAACTCCGCCTTCTTCTTCCGCCGGAACGCAATTTGTGCCTTCGTGAGCTGATGCTTCGCGGCCAGTTCCGCCTCTTCCTCCGTCAGCGGGCCCAGCTCGTCCGCCCCAACCTCCTCCTTGTAATCGTCCCCAAACCACCACGGGAAAAAGTGCTTCGTGTATCCCGTCTCCTCCGCCCGCTGCCACTCCTCGTAGAAAAGCCCGCCGGCCCCGTTCGGGGTCGACTCCAGCACAATGTTTCCTTCCTTCGGCACCGCCGCCCGCAACGATGCCAGCCCCTCCACTCCCGCGCGGGACCAGCGGGCCACCTCCGAACAATGCAAGTTGTGGATGGTCAGCCCGCGTCCCGCGTTCTCGTCCGCCGCCTCGATCCGGTATTCGCTGTCCAGCCGCGAAAACACGATCCGCCGGACGTTGGCGTGCGATGTATACAGCGCGCCGTTGCGCAGCGCTTCCGGCAGGTTCTCCTCGAAGCGATGCACGATCCTGAAGATCTCTTCCGCCGATTCCTGGCTGTGCGCCACCTGCACCGTCATCGTCCCCGGCTGCGTGATCGTGTGCACAAAATATCGCGCCGCCACATACGTCGTGATTCCCAGCTGCCGCGCCTTCAGCACGATGTTTCGCTTCGTACACCTCCGGGCAAATTCCAGCTGCGCCCGGTTCGGCACCAGCCGCACCAGCCCTCGGTCCTTGCTCCGCACCTTCAGCAGGCAGCCAATCAGCACGTCCCGCATCTGCGGAGGAATCTCTAGCTCCTGCGGAAAGTCGCGCCCCGCTTTGTAATGCAGCCCCGCCTTCCGGTGCTCCAGGTTCACTCCCAGCATCCGCAGCAGCCTCAGATCCCCCATCGCTCCGCCCCCCGGCCCGGCCCTGCCTGCTGCCCTTCAAACTCCCCACTTACCCCACACTCTCCCAACACCTCGACCTCTTCCTCTTTGACTGTCATCCTGAACAGCGTAAGGCGCGACCGCACTCGCGATGATGGCAGGCTTCTGAGCCATTTCTCCATCCTGAGCGCAGCGAGAAACCTGCTCCTCCCTCCGCCCTCCCCGCCTTCTCCGCGCCCCCTGCAACTTAGGATCTTTCGCCAAGACCGCAGCGGGCGCCGGCATCTCGTTCGCAGCGCCGACTCCTGGTCAGCTGTCCCGTCCGTAGCCCCGGCGCCCCGCAGCCTGTGCAGCCGCCCCTCCGCCCCGCCAACCGCCGCCCATTTCGCCAGGCTTCGCGAGAACACGACGCTTATAAAATGGCTTGTCATCCTGGGCGCAGCGAAGGGTCCTTTTTTCCTCGCGCCCCCTCCCTTTGCCTTCGGGCTTCGCAGTTAGAGGCTCTTCTCTGCGCCCCTCCGCATCCTCTGCGTTTTAAGATTTTTTGCCTTCCCCTGCACTCCTGCCTTTTTTTGCTCGCAACTCGGCACTCCAAGCTCGATGCTCTTAACTCACCACCAGCGTCAAACTCACGCTTGCCTTCTGGTGCGCCGCGTCTTCCGCCTGGAAGGTCAGCGGGAAACTGCCGCTCTGCGTCGGCGTTCCGTAAATCCACCCCGAACACCCGCTTGGGCCCGTCTTGCTGTACGCGCCATTGATGCGGCAGCTGTAATAAGTGCCCTCCGATGGGTTCACTCCCGCCCCGCCGTCCGCGTTGGCCAGATACATCCCCGTCGGCAAAGTGCCCGCCGTCAGAAACCAGCGCACAAACCCCTTACCGCCCGTCCCGCCGGCGTTGCTCGAAGTAAGCAGCTG